GATCGGCATCTTCTTTCGAGGACTGAATAGCTATAGCGCGATGGGCACTCTGAAAATGGCTCTGAAGCTGGTGCTGCTGACCCTTGTACGTAAAAGCGAGTTCACCCTTGCCACATGGCCAGAGGTGGATTTCAGGAAATCGACGTGGACGATACCAGGTGACAGGATGAAGGCCGGGAGAGAGCACATTATCTATCTTTCAAGGCAGGCCCATGATCTGCTGGTGGGCCTGCAGATGTGCGCCTGCGGCAGTGAATACCTTGTGCCCGGGCGCTACACCTTCCGAAAGCCATTATCAAATGCCGCGCTTAACTCGCTTATAGACCGGACGGTGGCCGCAATTAACAAAGATGGCGAGAAGATCCAGGATTTCACAGTGCACGACCTCCGCCGTACAGCCAGTACACTCCTGCACGAGGCTGATTATCCATCAGACTGGATAGAGAAAGCTCAGGCTCACGAGCAGAAGGGAGTGCGGGCGGTGTACAACAAAGCAGAGTATGCCCGCCAGCGAACCTACATGCTGCAGCAGTGGGCGGATATGGTTGATGCCTGGATAGCAGGGGAGCACACCGATCTGGTGCCGTTCTCCCCGTCGAAGTTTGAGAGGTGGATGGAAGGGAGAGATTAAGCGGCCTCCACTTTCACAACGTTAACCGCGCAACCAGGCAGCAGTTGCACCGCCGGGCCGATACTCTGGTTCCCCCAGTGATCCCACCCGGGCGCGCCGCAGCGGCTGAACAATTCGATACGCGGGACATCGCCGTAAAGCAGTTCCAGGCGGTGGCGAACTTCCCACGGCTTTTCACTGTGGGCACCGAGCGGGCTATATACTACCTGTTTGATACCTGCGTTCAGTCGTTCAAGACCGTTTCCGCGGGTGGCGATCAGCAGATCCTCTGTGTTCGCCCGGGTGTGGTTGCCGCCATTCATGCGCGTCTCGGCGTTCAGCAGATCAAGGAAGTCGTAAAAGTCAGCAACTTCACCCTCAGCCAGCGCTTTGTTGATGCGAACCTCTGCCAGTTGGTTCAGCTTAACCCAGGTGAATCCCTTCATGGTGCGCACGGTAAAGCCCCAGGCCTCAGCCAGTTCGATAGCCTCCTGGTTGTGCGTGCCGGTGTACCACATCGCCAGCACGGCGTTTTCATCGGCCAGTTCCCAGACCGGCAGGCGTTTAATATCGATCAGCTTCATGGTGCCGGAGGGGTTCTCCGCCGCGCCGTTGCTGATCGTATTCCCGTAAGACCAGGGTGGATCTGCGTAGATAAGTGAGTATTTACCGGTCACGCTGCACCGCCTTCCGACTTCTCAGCTTCTACCGCAAGAGACTCCAATTTATCTATGAACATTGCTGACAGCATTGCGTACTCCGCGTCTGTGGCTGCTGGCATAGGAACAAATCGGATGCCGAACGAGGCGAGCATATTTGCAGCCTCGAGGCACTTTCTTAAATCTGCTGGTGATGCTTTGTTCATGCCGCCACCTTTTTGCTGTTCATCAGCTCAGCCAGCCGCTGAGCCTTTAATGGGTTTTTGATAACCTGCCCGCCAGGTGCAATCCAACCTCCGAGCAGTATTGAATAACGCAGCGTCACGCTGCCAACAGTGATAACGTCATGAGGGTTAGTCATAAACCACCCCACGGCATCCGATCCCGCTGTACTCACCCTGGCGAGCGTGATTGCTCCAGGTGATACACTGCTGACGGCGGATCGCTATACGGGCACGCTCAACTTCACCGACGGCCACATCCATGCATTGCAGCCAGAGGCGGGCGGCTACGCGGTAATGCCCGCGCTTTTCCCGCTCAATGGCTCGGCTCTCGATCTCCATTGCCTCTGCGGTTACTGCCACTGTTTTTTCAGAACGGCGCTGCGACACGTAGTTCTGGTGATACTTTTCAAGCCGGGTTAACTTTTTCATCTGATCCAGCCTTCTCAACTGATTACCGCCGCCACCCACATCAGGTAGGCGACAACGGCAAGACACAGGTACACATCGAGCCATCTTTCGAAGTGCTTACTCAGCCGCTTCATGCGGCGTTACTCACCGGGCGGTACTTCCGCAGTTCAACCGGGGGCTTTTTTCCGGTGTAAACCTCCGGGCTTTCCGCTTTGCGCTTATCGAGCCACTGCTCGATCTCTTCCTGCGTCCATGCGCAGCGGCGGTCGGTGATGTACCAGCGCTTCGGGAATTCGCCAGCAGCTTCAAGCCGTTCGATAGTGCTCCATGACAGTGGCACCACCGCCAGGAGTTCCTTCTTACCTAATGCACCTTTCATAGATACCTCTCTTGGTTACAGGTGTGGCGCCGCAGCGCCACGGTGGTTATCACATAGGGACTTCGTTCAACTCGTCTTTGCGGATACCGTACACATCGGTCGCGGCGTCCAGTAACTTCTGATGCCCTGACAGGCGGAGGGCTGCGTATTTGTAGGCCTTGTCCAGTTCGGCAACATTACGAGCCGCCATAGCAGCAGAAGAGAAACCAGAGAGAATGTCTTCCGGGGCGCGGTCATCAGCCTTTTTCGCCTTTTCCTCCTGGTGCTGCTCAGGCTGCGCATTGATCAGCTGATTCATACCGGATGCAGTTGCAGGCGTCGGCGTAATGTCGCGTTCAACGCGCGGTGCGGTCTCCTGCAACTCGTCAGGGGTGTACACGCCGAGCAGAACGTCAGGGGCATGCAGTCTCGCCCAACGCTTAACGCAGAGGTAAGCCAGTTGCTGGCGGGGATCCTGCTCCCACAGTGGAGAGTTACGCACCCCGGCCTGAGCCATGCTGATAGTCAGTTCGCGCGCATCAGCTTCACCTTTCAGCACTGCCGATACGGTCACGGTCAGGTTCGGTGATTTGTCGGTTTTGCCGTTCACCTTCGACCAGTCGCCATCCCAGCGATAATTCAGGCGGGTGGCCAGCAGGTTGGAGGACGACACAACGGCGTTTACCAGCTGCGCCTCGTAGCCCAGGGTTCCGTTAACCACATGCGTTTTTTGCGCCACTGCGAAAGGGTTCATGCCCCATTGCGCGGCCTGCATGGTTACGGCCAGGCAGTCGGCAGGCTTGCCAGCAAGATGCGCCGGAACGGTGGCCTTGCTGTCTGCCATCAGGGTGGCGAAGCGCACCAGACGATCCATGCCTTCTGGGCTGAAAATTGCCGCGGCGGTACCGATGGTTGCCGAGGGCGTGGAGGTCAAAGAAAGTTCGTTGCTCATACGTACATATCCTGTTTTCGTGCCCACTCAGGGCGTTTAATAATTTCAAATCCACCCCAGTCGCCAGTTTCCCGGCACTGGTGATAGGTATTCAGATCCCGGCGGTACAGGGCGTGCCCGGCATCCACGTCCGGCGCATCCAGTTCAAACACGCGTACCGGGTAGCGACCGCAGTCGATGGTTTCACTCACTGCCAGGAAGAAGAATCCGTGTGGCTCTCCGGTGGTCTGCTGTGCGCCTTCGCGGTACATTGCGTCCTGGACGTGGTACCGGAATTCCTCGATGTGGC